GGTGCGTTCGCATCGTGTTCGAGGGTGACGACTATGGTCTTAACCATTGTCTGACGCACGATGAGACTGAGCCGATGATCGAGTTCTACGATATGGACTCTAGAGCCGCAGAACTTATGCGCGGCTCTGACGATAAGACTGAAGCCTATCTGGCTGAAGAGTACGGTCAGTTTGTGAGTCGGTATTGCTGGTCTACTCTGAAGTTTGATGAGATCTTGAACGGCAAGACCCCGACTGACTGGTCGAAGCGTGGACTCAATCTGCATGGCGGCGTTGATCGGTGGTCGGTATCGAGTGCGTTCATGGTCGATGCCATGGCAGCTATCAATCAGGAACTGGAAGAACGTGCAGAGATCGAGCGCAGGGAGATGCAGGATGCCTAACTTTAAGGTTTACGTCACAGTGTATCACCGGATCGATGTTGAAGCTTCCAATAAGGAAGAGGCAAAAGAATTAGCCAAAGGGGAAATCTGGGACGATCACATTAAGGATGTGATCATGGATGTCGAGGAGGCTGACGATGCCGAAGCCTAGTTCCAAGGACGTAGTTGTCCGCACAGTGGGTCTGCGTAAGCCTGTACTATCAAGGCAGATGCATCTTAGAATCAACCATCGGGCATGGCACAAAGGTGCCTTGTCCAAACCAATAACTCTGAGGAAGGGAGTAAGATAATGGGAAGATTTTATCAAGGCGATATTGAAGGCAAATTTTGGGTCGGTGTGCAACCATCCGATGATGCAGATTTTTTTGGTGTAGAGGGTGTTGAGGTAGAAGACCCAGATGAACCGGAAGCTCTTGATTATGAGTTTTATAAGGAACACGAACCCAGTGTTCGTGAGGGCTTGGAAACATGTCTTAAAGAATTAGGAGATGCCAAGCCTCACTTGGATGAATTTTTTATGAAGAATGATAGCTATAATACTGAGATTTTAATGGCATATCTTAACGAGCACATGAAGCCTCGTTTTACTGAAGAGGATGTTCGGAATATTTTAGAATGGTATGCAAGGTATGATTTAGGCACTGAAATTTTAGGGTCTATCACTAAGCATGGACAGTGCGTTTTTGAAGCAGAATGTTAGAAGGGAGTGAGATAATGGGAAGACCAGATAAGTATGAAATGGCGGCAAGGAAGCGTGAGGCAGAGCGTCTCGAAAAGGTTGAGGAGTTGGAAAACAAGCTGACTCCAGCCCAGATGCAGGCCATACTGGATGCGGCACAAGTCATACAGGAATTTGTGTGTGACTATACTGAGTGCGAGGACTTTGAGTTAACAGACGCTCGCATCTTGCCGAAGCTGGCAAAGGCCAAGGGTGATCTGGAGACACAGTTCAACATGACAGGCGGCTTTGGTTATCAGTTGCCAATGTTTAGGAAAGGCGGTGAGTAATGTTTGAAGATGATCCAACAGCCGATGACTTTGATCGGCACGGCACAGTTCGCAGAGTCGAGACTCGTTTGTTTTCGGGCGTTGGCTTATCGTCAATGTTCAAGTCCGGCAATGGCGAGGATCTGTGGGGCTACGAGGAGCGTACTATCAGGAACGCGAAGAAGGCGACTGGTACATTTTTCAAGGAGATGGCACATGGGTAGAGTCAAAGCGATGATGATGGAGCGTGAAGAGTTGTTTGATGAGAAAGCCTTTATGGTGGCTCATGACTGTGAGACGTGGCATCAGTTCTCCAGCAAAATGGAGAGTCATATGGATCTGGTAAATCACATGGGTCTTGATGACGTGATGAATATGTTGGCTGAGATCTGGACTGAGTATCAAGAGTCCATTGGCAAGGAAGCATATGGGGGCATGGTTAAAGATGACTAGTATGTTGGCAGACGAGACTTACATAACGTTTTCAAAAGCAGGTAAAAATCTAGTGGATGAACACGCCGAAGCTATTGAGCATTTCCAAACAAATTTGCCAAAGGACTATAAAAATTATAGGCCACCAGAGGGGTACAGATACTACAAGTATCGTTGGACTAGCGGCAAACGAGCAAGTCCTGTTCCTCGTGTTGGTCAGACTGTGAGTTTAAAGGGTGAGTTTGTAACTTTGTTGGCAAAGAAAAAAGCTCAGTTTATTCATTACAGAAAAAAGAGGAAGTCTAGGAGTGACTACATAGTCAGTGTTCTTCTTTTAACTGTGGGTAAAGATCCAAACACAAGATGCAACCCCAGATTTCTTTGGGAAAACTGGGAAGATAAAAAGGTTGTAAAAGATGACTAGTGTGTCGAAGGAAAAGTATAAAGCTGGCAAGAGTGTGCAGAAGCTATTGCGCGAGTTCGAGGCTATGGAACTGGACATAGACTTTGCGGCCTATCTGTTGATGTCCGCAGGTCTGACTCTTGCCATGCAGAATAACATGGGTAGTTCAGTCGAAGTGATGCGGCTGATGACGGCATCGATGGTTGCCGCCCAGAACAATTGCGAAGAAGAAGAAGAGGAAACCTGTCATTGATTATTGAAGGGGATGGATCATGGGGCAAGGTCATCGAGGATGATCGATGTCCAAGGTGCGAGGCTCGAGTCACTATGAGCGGTGAGTCGCAGGCTAGGTGCACGATCTGTGGTCTGATGATTGGTTACAATTCAGCAAAGGAGGAGTCAATGCTGACAGAGTCGGAAGCGAAACCCATCGAGGAACTAACTTGGTCTGATGCGGTTCATGTAATGGAAGAAGTTATCAACGAAAAACTCAAGACTCTTGATACTAAAGAGGATGAGGATTTGGATAGGGCTATGAAGGTAGCCTTGGCGTGGCACAGGATCTTGAGGGGGTAGTCATGGCAGAAGATCCACTGAAAGAAATGATGGGTAAGATAAACAAACAAAGGTCTGATTTGTCTAAGCAAGACAAGTGGTCTGATCTTTTTTCTATTGAGCAGAACGGAGGAGATGAGCGTAGCCCCCATCATTACAAGAACTTGCTGACAGGCGAAGACATTGAAGCAACAGAGGATATAGAAGATCTTACGAGTCTATCGGAGATTGACCCTGACGCGCCGACTCTTGCCAACTCTACTCTTGCCTGTCTTACACAGCCAAAGAGAGGCGTGAATAATTATTCGGGTGGGAAGTATGCTGAGTCTGCTCGTATAAACGCACAGATTAATATCTCTAAGGCTCAAAAGTTTATGGTTAGTAATGACCTGATACCAGATGTTATGGAAGCGAGTCTTAAAGAACCAAAAAGACTTTTGGATATGTTGTTTAGAGCCGTTCCATGCTTTGACAATATGTGGATCGAATGGAACGAATTAGCCCGGACTCACGCCAGAAAAAGATCCATGGATGAGTGGTTCGAGAGAAAAGGCTATAAAGAAAAATTTAAGACTTCCAAAGGAGGTGATCCCAACCACAAAGTTGGGTATCACATCATGAGGGTGAACGATCAGTTTTTATTCACCAAACACGCAACGGCACTGGATGACAGGGTAACAATTTATCCCATAGGTTTTTATCTCTCGAATGAGGGCACATTTGATCAGCCTGTCGCAGAGAGCACGACTCCAGAATTAAATTACATGACTGACTTAACACAGATGAGGTCGTCTCAAATCCTGTCATGCACTGAGATGTTGGCTCCTTGGTATGTTGAACATCACGGAAAAAACAAAGAGCAAGCTCGTTATCTTGAAGAGATCTTTAACAGAACAGCCGTAGCACAAACCAACGGCATGGCAATGGTTGTTCACAAAGATAGATGGCAGATGGGTTGGGATATTCGGGACATGGCACAAATGGAATCGGACAATCTTAGAAAGATGACAGGCGATCTGCGGTTTCTGATCCCTCTGTTATCCATTCTAAATTATGATCTGGTTGTATTCGAGAACAAGGTGCCAAAGAAAAAGATTGATCACATCAGGCTTGGCAGGAAAGTTCCGAAGAACGAATACAAACTTATCGATGTGCAGTTGCCCAAGCCCAGAGGCAAGAACGTCTATGAACAGATGTTCACGGGGCAAGGTTCGCCAAAGAGGCAGCACGAGGTTCGAGGACATTGGAGAGCCGTTGAACGAGACAGGTTCGGTAATGTTGTCAAGAGAACATGGATACCGCCTCACACTCGAGGCAATGCGGATCTGGGTGTGATCATCCACGACTACAATTTAAAAAAGAAAAGGGGATAGCAATGAGTGACACAAAGTCGATGGACAGAGTCATACGCATTCTGGACGATGAGTTGACATTACTCATGGACTCGGGGTTATATCGTGAGGCGGAGAAGACTCGAAAGAGGCTCGAGGTCTACATGGATATGCGTAACAAAGCCAAGGTGGCCTTGGCAAAGTTGCGAGGAGAGTCGGTTCAGGATGACTGAAGACCAGAACAATGTTGTGTATCTGAAGCAAAAGCCGAAGGTAAGCAAAGTGCCAAGGGCATCAGTGCCTGCGGTGTGTGCAATAGCAAGCAAGATGATGGATAGCGCCGTCATTGTTGGCACTGCGGCAGATGGCAGTGTCAAGATGATGACCACGATAGAGGACGTGGCTGAAGTTATCTGGCATCTCGAGGCCGCAAAACACGCACTGATGTCTGGCGATGTAGAGGAGTAGCAAGGGGCGATCATGAAATTCAAATACAAGACTCAGCCGTATGAGCATCAGCGCATTGCGCTCGAGCGTTCATACGATAAGATAAACTACGCTTACTTCATGGAGATGGGCTGTGGTAAATCAAAAGTTCTTATCGACAACATGGCATGGCTGTACGAAAACAAAAAGATCGACACCGTTATTGTCGTTGCACCCAAAGGTGTTTATCGCAATTGGCAAACGTCGGAGATCCCAGCCCACCTGCACGACGACATTGAACGTGAGGTTTATGTTTGGAATCCGAACCCGAACAAGACTCAGAAAGAACACCTCGTATCGGGTATCAAGGAGCGTGGTAAGCTCCGCATCCTGCTGGTCAACGTGGAGGGATTTGCAACAACAAAACTCAAAGCGTTCGTGGAGAAGTTTGTTCGAGACTCGACTTTCCTACTTGCGGTTGATGAGTCAACAACTATTAAGAACCCGAAAGCCAAGAGGACTAAGGCTCTGGTTGCACTTGGTAAAGCAGCATCGTTTCGGCGTATACTTACAGGGTCGCCCGTTACGAAATCGCCGATGGATTTATACGCACAGTGTGGATTCATGGACAAAGCCCTGCTTGGTTTCGAGTCGTTCTATTCCTTTCAGGGACGATATGCAATTACAAGAACTCAACGGATGGGCGGTCACAGTTTTCAGCAAGTCGTGGGATACAGAAATCTTGACGAGCTTTCTACCAAGCTGGACAAGTTCTCATATCGAGTTACCAAAGAAGATGCTCTCGATCTGCCAGAAAAGATATACACAGTCCGGCATGTGAGTCTGACTGACGAGCAGATCAAACACTATATGTCACTGAAGAATGCAGCTATTGCATTGCTCGAGGATGGTGGACTGGTGTCTGCACCTGCGGCCATGACTCAGCTACTCAGACTCCAACAGGTATTGTGCGGCCACATCATGACCGATGACAAAGAACTTGTGGAGTTCAAAAGCAGGCGTGTCGATGCGGTGCTGGAGACAGTCGAGGAGATGTCCGGCAAGGTAATCATCTGGTCGAGGTTCAGGTATGATATACGAAACATCGAGGCCGCACTGAAGAAAGCCTATGGTTCGGACTCGACAGTCAATTACTTCGGAGACACATCGGACGAGGACAGGCAGAAAGCAATCCAGAGTTTCCAGTTCGGAGATGCGAGATTCTTCGTGGCTAACCCTCAGACCGCAGGCTATGGTCTGACGCTGACCGCAGCAACCAACGTGATTTACTACGCCAATGACTTCAATCTGGAGACACGGGTGCAGTCAGAGGACCGATGTCATCGTATCGGTCAGAAGAACACAGTGACCTATGTTGATCTTGTCTCGAAGGGCACAGTCGATGAGCATATAGTTAAGAGTCTTCGGGCTAAGATCGATCTGTCAGCAAAGACACTGGGTGAGGAAGCAAGGCAATGGCTCGAGCTATCGCCTCGTAAGGAGTAATACAATTTATTGTTTGACGATCACCGGATACATGAGATAAGTTATGAAAACATAAGAGGAGAATATTGTGGACAGAAAGAAATTCAAATCAGTGGCAGTGCCAGTTGATACATATAAAGATCTAGTGAAGCTTGCAGAGATGGAACACAGGAGTATTCCAATGCAGATCACTTGGATTGTTAAACAGGAGGCTGATAAGCTGACTAAGGAATCTGCTTGACCAAGCAGGTTGCAGGCGATAACGTCTGCATTCAACCCGAAGGGGTTAAACTTTAACGAAGGAGAAGGAAGATGAGCGATATATTCTCGCTGATTGATGAGGAGGTCGATGCCCAGAAGTTCGACAAAGTAGATGGAGAGAAGGGCAGTGCGCTGTCTACTCTTATCCGTCAGTCTATGAAGATCGATGAAGATATTGCAGCAACAGAGCAGCATCTCAAAGATCTGAAGTTCCGTAAAAAGAAAGTAAACGAAGAAGACATACCATCTCTTATGCAGGAGATGGGTATGGATGGTATTACAGTTGATGGTAACAAGGTTACTTTACGTCAGTTTGTCCACGCTCGTATAAGTGAGGAGAAGCGCGATGAGGCTTTCGCTTGGATACGTTCTATCGGTGAGGGTGACATTATCAAGAATGATGTGACTGTATCGTTTAATGCAGGTCAGGATAATGTGGCAGGAGCCGTCGTTGATGATCTTAAAAGCAAGGGACTAGACCCAGCCCAGAAGACGCATGTCCATCCCATGAAACTAAAAGCATGGGTGAAGGAGCGTATTGAGAAGGGTCAGGAGATCGACTTCGACACGTTCGGAGTTTTCGTAGGAACAGAAGCCAAGATATCGAGGAGCTAAAATCATGGCAACAGAAGTAGCAAATGCAAAGACCACTGCGGTGGCAAATCTAATGGATGACCTGTTTGATAGTCAAGGTCAGGGTATGGAGACTATTGGTGCAGATGATATGCAGATTCCGTTCCTGCGGATCTTACAGCCTCTGTCACCGCAACTGTTGAAGACGGACCCCAAGTTTATTCAGGGTGCTTCGGCAGGTGATATCTTCAATACTGTAACTGGTCAGTTCTGGGAGGCCGATACTGGTCTGACTGTACTGATGTGTGCATATACTACCAAGTTTCTGGAGTTCCAACTCCGGGAGTCCGGTGGTGGATTCATGGGTGAGTTGAGTGCCGATGATCCAGATATCCGTAAGACTGAGCGTAACGGTTCTACTGAGATGTTACCAAGCGGTAACGAGCTTGTCCGGTCTGCTCAGTTTTTGGTGTTGGGTGTCGATGAAAATGGTGCAACTACTCAAATGATCTGCGATATGAAGAAGACTCAGATGAAGATTGCCAAGCAATGGAATACTCGTCGGGCTGGTCTGAAGATTTCGCATCCAAGCAAGGGCTTGTTCAACCCACCGATGTGGGCTGTGCCGTGGAAGCTGACTTCTGTGCAGGAGAGCAACGACAAAGGTTCGTGGTTCAACTACGCAGTAGCGCAGGAAGAGATGGATAGCGTAGCACCTGAAGCGATTATCGAGGCTCGTGATCTGTACAATTCGTTCAGGGCTGGTGAGATTAAAACTGGAACTGGTGAGGAGAAGCAAAAGCAAGAAGACTCAGACGTACCTTTTTAAATACCTCTTGGGGTGGGTGAACACAGTTCAGGACTGTCGATGGTCGCAGTGCCATAGTTAGTGGATACTTCTATTAGCCCATCCCAAACCAACAAGGGGATACCCCATGAGCTACCTACAAAGGTTCATGGCTGCGTTTGAGGGATTTAGTGCGGCACATGGACAGACACAAATATCAGAAGAGCGAAGGGCTGGCAAACAAAAGGCCAAGTCTATCATCGTTCGCAAACCACTTACAGTGGAACTCATTGCCGATCATCTAAAGGGTGGTCTTGGTGTGGGTTCCATACCCATCAATGAAGATAACAGGTGCAGGTTCGGTGCGTTAGATATCGATCAGTATCCGCTCGACTTAGCGGCACTTGATAAAAAGATACAGAAGATGGAGGTTCCGGCAGTCGTATGTCGATCCAAGTCTGGTGGGGCACATATATTTTTCTTCTTCAAAGGTTACATAAGCGCAGGAGAGTTCCGTGACAAAGCGTCAGAGATTGCATCGTATCTTGGATATGGTGGCTGTGAGATATTTCCAAAGCAGGAGCAGGTTATTGTCGAGCGTGGTGATGTGGGGAACTTTATTAACCTTCCGTACTTTGATGCGAAACAGACGCTCCGCTACGCTATTAAGGAAGATGGCGAACCAGCGACGTTAAAAGAATTCTTGGAGCTTGTCGATAGGAGGAGTGTTGAGCCAGAAGTTTTTGTTGGTTTGACTTTTGGCAAACAGATCGATGAGTTTGATGAGTGGGCACCCTGCCTGAACTGTATGTTTGGGCAGGGGATTCCCGAAGGCACACGCAACACAGTGATGTTTGCAGCAGCCGTGGGCTGTAAAAAAGAGCAGCCCGACAACTGGAAAGCTCGACTCGAGGAAATAAACAACAAGCATTGCACACCTCCGCTACCAGCGTCTGAGGTTGTGACGATACAGAACCAGCATGAAAAGAAAGAGTATGGATTCCCGTGTGATCAGGAGCCGCTCAAGAGCTTTTGCAACAAGAACTTATGCAAGACAAAGAAGTATGGCATTGGTGGTCACGCATCGAACGTAGAGATATCGGGGCTATGTGTAGTCAAGTCGGAGCCACCTGTGTGGTTTTGTGATGTAGCTGGGCAACGTGTCGAGATGACAACGGACGATCTACAAACACCGCAGAGATTCCAGAAAGCCTGCATGGAACAGATACGCAAGATGCCACCGCTGATGAAGCTGGCGGAGTGGCAGATCATTGTGTCGTTGATGATGGAGGATATGAGTGAGATCGAGGTGCCGGAAGAACTGACATACAAAGGCCAGTTCATGGATCTGCTCGAGTCGTTTTGTGATGGCAGAGTACAGGCTCAGTCAGCCGAAGAGATCACACTTGGCAAGCCATTCACTGATGAAGAAGACAACATGACGTACTTCAAGATCGAGGCACTGATGAAGTTTCTTCGCAACAACAAGTTCGAGACATATAGCAGGGGTCAGATTCAGGAGCGTCTGAAAGAGATGAACTCTGGAGGATCTGCCAATGGTCATAAAAGATTCAAGACAACCAAGGGTGAGTCAAAGCAGCTTCGGGTGTGGTGGGTGCCTGCGTTCAATACAGAGGTTCAAGTTCCAAGTATCGAGGTTCAAGATGGTGAGGTGCCGTTCTGATGGAAACAACTATCTTCGGACCCCCGGGCACGGGCAAGACAACAAGACTCATCGAGATTGTACAGCAGGAACTGGACAGTGGCACCAGACCTGAGTCGATAGCATTCGTATCGTTCAGTCGCAAGGCGGCGGAAGAAGCTCGAGAGAGGGCGGCTGCAAAGCTGAACATGGATGTGAATCAGATGGTCTGGTTCCGCACATTGCATAGCTTCGCGTTTCAAATGCTGGGGTTGCAGGTCAAGCAGGTTTTGGGCGGCAAGGACTATTCCAAGCTGGGTGGACTCTTGGGTCTTGAGTTTACATCCAACTCATCTGCAACTATGGCTGAAGGTATTCTGTTCAGACCCGGCAAGAGCGGCGATGCGTACCTGTCCACCATTCAGATGGCACGGGTTCGAGGTGTGAGTATTGAGCAACAGTTTAACGATGTAGCTGACCGCAGGCTGCACTACCAGCAACTCAAACTGGTAGATCAGGTGTTCCGTGACTACAAGAAAGAGACAGGCAAGGTAGACTTTGTAGACATGATCGAGGACTTTATCGAACAGGGTGACAGTCCGCTGCTCGATGTTTTGATTGTGGATGAAGCGCAGGATCTGGTTCCGTTGCAGTGGCGCATGGTACATGAGGTCATGAAGCCCAACGCCAAGCGCATATACTATGCCGGGGATGACGATCAGTGCATCTATTCTTGGATGGGTGTGGACGTTAAGGATTTCCTGAACGCCTGCGATAATAAGATAATACTGGACAAGTCCTACCGCCTGCCTGTGTCTATACACAAACAAGCTGACAATATGGTCAGGCGTTTGATAACACGGCAACCAAAGACATGGTCGGGCACCGATGAGCAAGGTGCGATTGTCTGGCACCGTGACATCATGGATGTGGATATCAGAGAGGGTGAGTGGCTTATACTGACTCGAACAAATTTCATAGCCAACAAGGTGGCGAGTGATCTCAAGGATCAGGGTTTCTTGTACTGGCGCGAGGGGTCGGGCTGGTCGATATCACCAAACGTGTTGAGCGGAATCGAGATGTGGCTGGATCTGTGTAGGGGAAGATTCCTGTCTGCGGCAGACATCAAGAAGCTATCTACGATACTGGCGGCGGATGCCACCACTAAGCGAGGCAGAAGACAACTAGGTAATCTGGATGCTGAAGAGACATATGGTTTCAGTGATGTCAAAACTCTGGGCGAGTTGACAGCAGAGACAGACACACCATGGCACGAGGTGCTCAAGGTATCCGAACGAGAGCGGATATACATTACATCTGTGCGCCGGATGGGTGAGTCAATCCTGACAGGCAAGCCGCGAATCAGGATATCAACCATCCACAAAGCCAAGGGTGGTGAGGCAGACAACGTGGCTCTGCTGCTCGACTCTTCGAGAGCTTGTGCTGAGAGTAGGGATCAGGACTCTGAGATCAGGACATTCTATGTTGGCCTGACTCGCGCTCGAAAGTCCCTGCACATTGTAGAGTCACAATCATATTATGGGTTTCAGCTATGAAAGACAGACAATTTTTTTTGAAGACGGCAGAAGAGCTTATCAACGGTCCAAGAGCCAAGGAGTATGGTCCGGCTAGAAAGAACCATGAGCGCATAGCAAAGATATGGAGCATCATACTCGAGCAGGAGATCACACCTGAACAGGTGGTGGCTTGCATGGTGGGCCTCAAATTAGCTAGATTAACCGAAGACATGACAAAGGATGACTCATGGGTGGATATCATAGGATACGCTGCCCTTGGCGGAGAGATTGTAAATGACTGACAAGCAGATGAACCTTCTTGATATTGATGTCAAAGAAGCTGCCCTTGGATTCGGTGATGATGAGTGGGAGCCGCCGTCATCCTTTCCTGATCTTACAGGATATGATCGTATCGCTATTGACTTGGAGACAAGAGATCCGAATCTGATGAAGCTGGGGCCGGGGTGGTGCAGGAACGATGGCTATGTCATAGGCTACGCTGTGGCGGCTGGTGACTTCGTTGGCTACTATCCTGTGCGTCACGAGGAGGGCAACCTGCCGGAGAAGCTGGTGGTTAACTGGCTGAAGAAACAGATGGCGACACCCAAGATCGAGAAGGTTATGCACAATGCCATGTATGATCTGGGCTGGATGCGCTGGGCAGGGATCGAGGTTCAAGGTCCGATAATCGATACCATGATAGCCGCGCCACTGCTCAACGAAAACCGTAGGTTCTACAATCTCAACTCTCTAACAGGTGAATACCTTGGCGAATACAAGAACGAGAAGATGCTCAAGGCTGCGGCTGCTATGTACCATGTGGATCCGAAGAGTGACATGTGGAGATTGCCGTCGAAGTTTGTGGGCAGCTATGCCGAACAGGATGCTGCGGTAACACTGCGGCTCTGGGACAGGCTGCGTGTAGACATTAAGAAGGATGAAGTCACAGGCATATTCGAGTTGGAATCCAGTCTGTTACCCGTACTTCTTGAGATGAAAACTAAAGGTGTGCGTGTTGATATCGATGGTGCAGAGCAGATTCAGATCGAGCTTGGCAACCGTGAGAAGGAACTCTTAAAAGAAATAAGGACCGAAACCGGGGTGACTGTCGAGCCGTGGGCGGCTGCATCTGTGGCAAAGGCGTTCGATGCCCTTGGGCTTAAATACCATAGGACAGAAAATTCTAATGCTCCGTCCTTTACAAAGCAGTTTCTTAGCAATCATACTCACCCCATCGCGCAGAAGATTGTGAAGTTGCGTGAATTTAATAAGGCAAACACTACCTTTGTTGAGACAATACTTGAACATTCGTGTAATGGTCGCATCCATTGTGATTTTAACCCTCTTCGTTCTGATGAAGGGGGGACAGTTACAGGAAGATTTTCGTCGTCCCACCCGAATCTACAGCAGATCCCGGCAAGAGATCCAGAAATAAAGTCCATGATCCGTGGTCTATTCATACCCGAAGAGGGTACAAAGTGGGGCAGCTTTGACTATGCGTCACAAGAACCACGCTGGCTGGCACACTACTGTGCTCAACTAACGGGAGTTCACAGGCACCCTCAGATAGATAGTGTAATTGATATGTATCAACAGGGCAACGCTGACTTCCATCAGATGGTTGCAGACATCGCAGATATAACCCGTAAGGAAGCCAAGACTGTAAACCTTGGTATCATGTACGGTATGGGGCGTAAGAAACTGGCTGGTGTTATGGACATCGATGAGATGGAGGCCAAGTCTTTGCTCGAAAAGTATCATGAAAGAGTGCCGTTTGTGAAAGGTATTGCAGATCTGGCAGCGTCAACCGCTAGTAAGTCCGGGTCAATACGCACATGGCTGGGACGTAAATGCAGGTTTGATATGTGGGAACCTAAGTCTTTCGGGTACAACAAGGCCATGAAGCTCGAGGATGCAATCAAAGAGTATGGTGGCAAGGGTATGATACGTCGTGCCTTTACATACAAGGCTCTGAACAAACTCATCCAAGGTTCGAGTGCCGATCAAACAAAGAAAGCCATGGTAGATTGCCATGCCGAGGGCCTGACACCCATGCTTACAGTGCATGACGAGTTGTGCTTTAGCATTAGCAGTCAAGAACAATCGGACAAGATTGTTGAAATTATGTCAACTTGTGTGCCAGATTTAAAGGTGCCCTTTGAAGTTGACGCAGAACTTGGTGATAACTGGGGAGAGGTCGGATGAATTGTTGGCATTGTAAGACAGAACTTATTTGGGGTGGTGATCATGATTGTGAAGAAGACAGTGAGTTTTTCTGCATGGTCACCAATTTAACTTGTCCCGAGTGTGGGGCATTTGTGGAAGTGTATCTTCCAAAACAAGAGGAGCAAGAAGATGTGGACTAAATTTTTAAAACTGTTCTTTCCCTGTCTCGTTAAAGAGCCAGAGAGAGCTAGGTATATGGATGGACGTTTGAAGGGGGACGACAAGAAGACTCCGACCATCAACGAAGCATGGAAGGGTGGTAAAGCACCTGCCAAAAAGAGAGGCCGTCCGCCGAAGGCCAAGAAGCGCGGCAGACCACCGAAGAAAAAATGAGTAACTTTTCTGACGCAAAGCTGTCAGTAAGCCAGTCAGTTCAGTCCGTGACTCAGTTGTTCCTGAAGCACGAGTCTGGGCTGCTGGACGAAGCCATAAGCAAACTGCATGAAGTAGAAAGCCTGATCCAAAAGGCAGAGAGGGAGGTTCGAGATGATGTTTGAAGCATTGATAGTTGTATGCATGTCCGCCGAACAAAAGGAATGCGCTGTTATTGAGGACACTCGAGGTCCGTATGTCAACGCAAGGACATGCGCGGATAGAACAGTGGAGATGTCGGCTGATGTTTTAGCAATCGACAAGAGATACTTTGTTGTAACTGGTAGATGTGAGCCTGTTGAGACTACAAAACAGCAATTCTCAGCGACTTGAAGGTATAATGGTACGTCCATTATCAACGAGGTCCACGAGAATCGATGTTTTTATTGAATGATTTCAGTCATCTGCAAGGCTACGCATTCTATCGACTAAGCGCCTTGCACGGTTTGTAACCTGTGTATACCACCTCGAGTCCACCATTTCGTCGGCTGCGGCGTTCCAATCACGGGCATCGACCCCGGCCTTCATGCCTTTGAACTTGCTGAGTCTAGGCCTACCCATATTAAACATCATGTTTGCAATAATGTGCTGACACTCTTCGGGCAAGTCATCGAAGTCAGGGTACAATACTTTGCACTCATCGATGGTCACTGCCATGTCCAAAGTGAATAGTTGTTTGACTCGTTCCTGTTCAACGACTGTGCCCACAGGTTTGCTGTGTTCTTCGTCACTTTCTGTGATGAGGTGGCCTATGCCACAGGTTGGGAGTCCAAGATGGTCGAGATAAATCTCGTATTTACATCCTTCATCCTCCGCGATCTCTTCGCGTAGTTTATCTTTGTTCATTATACATTTCCTGTTGCTTGTAAGTTTTTGAGAGCAGCAACCGGATTGCCTCCTCCGGCAAGCTGCTGTTGAAGCTGTGAGTTGTTAGCGGCAGAAGAGGTGCGGGAGCCGCCAAGGGGTGCGACCCCCGCTTGCGCTAATGACGGAGGAGCGCCATCAGCAGCAACTTGTTGGGTCGGTGCTATTGTAGGTGTCTGTGACACAGGTTCAAGGTCCAAGGTGGGAGTTTCTTCAACCTGTGGTTCAAGTGGTTCATCAAGTCTTCGATTACGAAACTCTCTTCGTATAGTGTTTAACTCAGCTATTGGGAGCCTGTTATCATTTTCTCTGACTCTGCGACGTATTTCTGTGCTTATTTTCATAGGTGAAAAGACACCGCGCATCAACTCAGGAATGTTGCCAACTTTATTTCTCTTCATGGCACGACGTATGCTGGCATCTGACATACCCAGCCGTCTCATATTTTGCACGTTACGATACATCTCACGCATGACTCTAAATCGTGCCTCATTAGCTTCACGATAAGTGCTCTTTGCATTCTCTGGATCGAGTTTGCTTCTTGTCGAAACAGCACTGTTGAATATCTGACTGGCGCTGCGAATACCTCTACTGTACTCATAACCCTTATACATCAAAATATTTTCTGGTTTAACTTCTATTTCAGTCACTCCTGTAAAAGCTCTAAGAAGTTCTGATGCTGCTCTTCTTTCATTACCAGATGGATCAACTGTGTCTTCCATGAACAGACTTCGAGTAAAACGTCCAGGTTCAAATCCTGGTCTTTGATCTTCTTTTCTCATTCCTTTTAATTCAAATGGCGCACCACCCGGCACTATTGAATCTGCTATGTGCACAAAACTTTTAAAAGCCTTATCTCCTATAGTATCTTCAGGACGATAAACCTTGGCCCCTGTTTGCGTAACACCTTTACGAATAGTGGTATCTAGCATTTTTTCCGTGATGATGGACTCTCCAGCAAATGGTTCAAGAACCTCCACTACTGCGCCAAGTGTGGCATCTGTTGCTGTTTCCATGAAGTCCTTGCCCAGTGCCTCTCCTCTGTTTATTGAGTTTAGAACTGCAAGGGCAGGACGTTGTAAATAATCATATGGATTTGTATAGCTGTAGTCTATGTATCCTGTAAGATTACCTTGTTCGTCCGTACTGGTTGGAATCAAACGACTGTTCTTTTGCCAAGGCGGACCACTTTCACGGGCTGCATCTAACTGTTCTTGTGACACGCCTGTTAGATCCATTGCCATCTTTTGCAGTGCAGCCGGGGCAACGACAGCAGTTGATGTAAAGCCTATTAGACGACGCATACCTATTTCTTGCATCGCACGATTGTCACTAGCTAATTCTTTCAAGGCTTGTCCAAAAGTGTTTGCGCTAGTTCTTATTATCTCAGCGGGAAAAGCAATGAAGTTTCCGATTGGTAGCTTGCGTATGCCTTTCACAAACTCTGGGACACGCTCATAGTTGGGCACAGTGTTCCTAACAATGTCAGCAGCATATTCATCTGTGGACATCCCGAGTGCTCGTGTGGCAGCGGCCTCGCTACCAAAAGCCTGAGTGATCTTGCTCTTTTCAAACTCAAAGTTGTATATTTTCCACAGATCATCTCCGCCTTGATAATAAGCTCGAGCACCCGTGTTTGCGCTGGTCAGAAGCTTACCCACCTTTGAGCGAGTAAATACGTTACTTGTTTTCTGACCTATAGGAACACCCATGATGTCTGCGTCAGCCTGACGAGTAAATCCAAGTCCTTCACCTATCAGTCTATCCATCTCTCGAACTTGTGTTTGAGTGCCAACCACACCAAGTCTTTGTAGATTCTCATAGTATTCTGCTTTTTTAACAGGATTTCTTTTGTGAATATTACCGAGAACCGTGCTGAAAGATTCAAAAAGATTTGCACCGCCACCCACGTTGCCCTGCGACAAAGCAAAAAGAGATGCAGATGTCACGTTACGAACCTGTGTTATCGGAGATAAAACAGTCTTCGCATATTGAGTAACACCTTTGGCTCGTAAAAAACTTGAGTAGGAAGCTTTCATTATATTGCCCATTGTGCCAGCGTCACCAACAGTTAGTCGGGTTAGATCGTTATAAATTCTTTTGGGAACGTACACGCCCTCAATGGAACCAAACCCCTTACCCAATTGTTGATAGCCCTCATACAATGAAGGTGCTTCCGCAAATCGTGCTTCACTTATAAAGTCGTTGCCTTTATCTACAAAATTTAAACGAATGGTTTTAAAGTAATCATCGACTGCTTTGAACTCTGCAAGATCAGCAACTGTTGAAATGTATGCCTCTTGTGGATCTTTTATCTCACCCAACAGTCGCCGAAGATAAGGATTGTTTACTTGTCTAGACTTAAACAAAGCCTCTTTTATTTTATTATCAGCAACTCTAGCCTGTGCTTCCGTACCAGCTTTTATTGGACGGCGACCTCTGTTGGCATATTTATTGGTAAAAGATGCAACTAAATCTTCTGCGGCTCTGTCGCTAACTCTTTGCGACTTGCCCACTCCCACAAAAAAGTCATCAGGAACTGGAACATTATTAAGATCATTGAACAAACTTTCAGCAGCTTTTGGGCTAGCCTTGAAAAAGTTAACCGCTTCTTTTCTAGCCTCTGCAAACTCAGCACTGTTAACAAAATTTTTATCTTCAAATATTTTGTATTTACGACGTAGATAAGATCCGATGTTGTTGTTTATAGCATTAACAACATCATCTGCATCACGAGTAGTAAGATAGTCAGAGTTCTCTATGCTTCTTGATAACTTGTCAATTTGACCTCTCATTTGTACAGCCGATGAGCGCATAAAGTCGGGCAACATGTCCTCTAAAGGTACGCCAAGTTCTTCAGCGTTACGCACAAAGTCAGGGTCTTTGGTAAGATAACCGTACAATCTGTTTGTTACCTCCGAACGAGCAAGAGGTGTGCCCTCCACCATTACAGTTTCGGACTTTTTAAATACGTCATCTAATCCTTTTTGTATTGGCTTTAGATATCTTGAAGCTTCGTTAAGATCAGCCTCTACCTGACCTGTAATTCTAGATCGAACTTCAAACACATCTTGTGGTAAATTACCACGAGAACGAAACACAGAAGCCATGGCATTTAATCCGTTGCCAACAAAGTCATCCTGTTCTGCTAACTTTCTTATTGGTTTACTAATCGCTTCTGCGGCGGGAAGAATGGCTTTTCTCACAACAGGTGCAACGATTGGAGTTGCTGCCTTTGTTACGACACGGCCACCAATACCAACGGCTTTCAATGCTCCAGGCAGTATGGCTGTGGCACCACCTGCCTCGAGCGCAAAGCTGAGTCTATTGGCTATACGAGCCTGTGCTTTTTCTTTGCCCTCTAAACCAATCGTGTCTTCTGTTTGTGTAGGACCAGCTTGAAAAAAGTCTCCAAGAGTAGTTACGCCATCTGTTGCAACAAGAGCATCTGTTGCAGAAGCAGCACCAACCTGCGCGGCTCTTCGGACTAAGGTTCCAGAGTTGGCAATTCGTCCTATTTTACTTACAGCACCTGCGGCTCCAAGCCCCGGCACGGCAAACTGTGTTATGACCTCTGCTATTTCACCCGCCGTGCCTTCAGGATCAATGCCTGCCGACTCACGAACACCGTCAAAAAACTTCGTCACATCACTTGAATAGTCTGTGTCATAGATTGCGTCAACACCAGCAGTTCCCAGTTCCGCAATGCCTTGTGGAATAGCAAGCAAACCAGAAGCGATGCCTTCGGCTATCTCTTGTGTGGTGGATTCTTGTTCCTCAGACTCTGGTGATTCAAAGTTCTGACGAGCTTTTATGGCATTTACGACTTGTTCCCTGGTGGCCCCTTCTGGGCCTTCTATAGAGTAGGTCTTTCCGTCTGGCCCTTGTATAGAGTAAATTGGCAATTAGACCTCTCCATTAGTTCACTGTCACATTGGCTCCGAACCCATCGGAAGGGGTAGTCTGAGCCTGTGATGCAGATGCTCCAGACACGATACCATCATAGAGAGTCCCCAGATACGCGGCTATTTGTGCATCGTCAGGATTGTTTATGCCTTGTTTAGCAAGAGCATCTAGAGCACCATCTCGAGTCACTTGTGTTTTTAATCCGTCAGTTATGAATCTTTCTCGATCTGGAACTCCCGGTCCAGACTTAGATGACTTAGATAGATATATGTCAACGGCAGATCTTCCACTACTCGCAGCCAGTGAATTAAGAAGTCTCTGTGTCTCACCCGGCATCGCTGCAATTTCTTTTTGTGCTTGAATCTTATCAGCCGATAATTCACGTCTAAAATCACGCTCTTCCGCAAGCTCTCTAGCGCGAATCTCAGCAGCTCTTGCGGTTTTCTGTTCATCACTAAGCTCAGAGTAAGCAAGCATACTAAGTTCACGATCAAATTTTCTTTCTGCTTGTGCCTCTTCTCCAACAGCGGTTCCAAATCCTTGCAGACCACCAGCTAAACCTTTGGCAATGTTTGTCATTGCGTCTTCGCTTTGTCCGGCAGCAATCAATAGACCTGTCATCATTAAGTTGTATCCGGCATCGGTGCGGATATCTTTTGCTTTCTCTTCTCCAAGTAGATTTTTCAGAAGCGCCTTTCGTTCTTTTAAATTCTTGATGTTCAGTACGCTATCTGTCGCGTCGGCTTTTTGTTTTGCTGTTTTGTTTTTTGGATTGTCTTGAGCCTGTGACAGTTTTGGAATCAGATCTGCTGGATCTGTAACCAGTGCAGTCTCAGCATCTTCAGCGGCTGGCTTATCAGTTTCAGCGGCTGGCTTATCAGTTTCAACGTCTGCTTTAGGAAGATCTCCAGACGGCCTTCTAGGGAAGTCACCGCGTTGTGACATACCCTTTGCTTGTCCGGCTGCAAGTTCAGCATCTGTTGGCTGCTCATTCTTTGGCTTAGCCGCTTCACCTGCAATGAATGGCTTTTCTATACCGAATGGCAAACCTGTTGGATCCTCACCCAAAACACCCAGACCAGAGGATTCATCAGGCATAGCAGGTAAAATATTTGGATTTGTGGTAGCGGATGGATCTGGCCTCATCTGTGCCATGGCCTCATCAGACAAGGCATCTGCTCTTGTCTTACCACGAAGTGCAGTCAAAGCAGCAATGTTGTCCGTGATCCGAGGATCAATGGCCTCGATACCATCACGAGGAGATCCCCCTGCGGCTATCGCAGACATGGCCTGATCTGTCAGAGCATCTTGACCTACGCTACCACGAAGTGCAGCTAAACTAGCACGATTAGCTGCCATTCTTTCGGCATCAGACATTTGACGAGAGCCGTCATCACCACCAAAAGGTGAACCGCCTCGCCTGATTGACTGCATAGCTAAGTCCGTCAAAGCGTCCTGTTGCACTTTACCTCTGATCGCACCTATACCAGTAGAAGGTATGTCGTCACCTGCTGCTGCCATGAATCTATCGAGTGCTGGTCTGGCAAACCCGGACTTAGGTAACAAATCTATAAGAGGTATTCTCACACTTCCCGGCACTGTTCGTCTTGATGTTGACAACCTACCCATCGGATCACCGGGTGGGTGATATCCACCATGCGCCATCTGCACGGGCTGTCCTGTGCGTCTGCGAACCACGTTTGCCAACTCAGGCGATGATGCAAGTATACCCATAGGCTGTCTTGACATACCGGGCTGACGAAACATTTTACGGTTTAATGGGTTCATTGTTTTGCCGCGCTTGGAGAAAAGTTAAACAGATTACCGAATCCACCTGCACTGCCTGCTGCACCAAGTCCCGCGATACCAAGACCTAGCAACTGTGATGTTGTGCTAGGCGGCGGCGTGGTTGTGGCTGTGCTTGTTTGTTGTAGTGACGGCACACCACGGAAGATATCCGACATAAATCCAATCTGCTGGAACGGTAGAGCCTGCTGACCTAAAGCATTTTGTCTTGCAACATCGAGCGCGGCCTGTGCACTTTGTTGTTGCAGACTACCAAGACCAAGCAAGGTGTTTATATCCTGACCAGCTTGCTGCTGCATCTGACCACCCAACGCACTAAACTGTGCAGCCTGTTGACCAGCTAACTGCGATGCTTGTTGTGCAGCCTGCTGCGCTTGACCAAAGCCTGTAGCTCTTAGCTGCGCTGCGGTTCGGGCTTGTTGATCTAAAAGATTTCGATTCAGTTCCTGCTGTGCAATACCTTGACGAGAACCACCAAATGCCCCGGCACCTGCTGCTTGTGCACTAAGCTGATTCTGTTGTTGCATTCCAGCCCTTGCAATGTCCTGCATACTTTGTTGAACGACAGCATCTTCAAACGGATTCATAAATTGTTGAGCGGCACCCGGTTGATTAAATGCACCTGATTGTGCCAAAGCTTGTTGAGCTTGTTGCATAAATGGCTGATATGAACCTATGCCCTGCCTGCCAAGTGCAATAGCGTCTTGTTGATCTTGTGACAGAGCCGCAAGCTGTTGCGGAGCAAAGGGCATTGGTGTGCTTTTAAGAGCCTCTGCCTGTGCAAAAATGTCCGCAAGAAAGTCTTCCTGAAACGGCGCTAGTCTTGTTACCTGTTCTACTTTTGACATTACGCTGTCGCCTCCAGATCCGCCATCATATCATATAATCGTGCCGCTCCGATATCTCTATCTCCAGCGCCAGCACCACGGACAGCTTTGGCTGTCAATACGAACTCACCATCAGAAAGTTTAGCAGGAACAGAGTCCGAGGTCCCAGTTCCGGGACCCTTCACTTCACCATCAACAAGCTCGTCAAAAGATCCACCGTGTTTGGCTCTGATCACAGAACTTAGATCATACTCAAAGTCTGGTCTTTGATACTGTCGCATCATTTTGTTGTACTCAGCCAACTGTTCTGAGTCAGCAATGCTATACACATTGCCTTCCTGATCCTGTACTGTACCAAAAGCTTCGCCTTTTGGATAGGGTCTGTCTAATATGCTATCATCATCATCATCAGCAGGGTCCCCGCCTAGAAGTGCGCCAAGGCCAAGACCAGCGGCAGCACCAAGCGCAGCATCACCCAAAGAGATGCCAGCCAAGCTGTCCATTATGCCACCACCTGTGTCAGTCAGATCGGTGACAGGTGTGTCGCTTCCTATACCTGCATCTACTAACATAGAGTCATCTGAGAATGGATTTAACTTAAACCCAGACGCGTCAGGCAAGAAGCTACCTATACCCTCTTGTCCAAAGTTTGCACCCTGTGACTCTATGCCAAAACTAGGCGCTATTTTGGCTGCACCAAAGGCCAAAGCTGAGTTAATCAGTATATCTTTTGTGCTTCTACCACCTTGAGCAGCCGTGGCAAGCCCAGAACCGAGGGCCGCGAACGCAGGTCCACCATAAGCATAACCAACAGCAGCGCCAATCGTAGGCAAAGCCTCATTTATCGTGTCTCCGATATCCGAAACAAGACTACCTATGCCGCTACCAAGGACATCTTCGGCGCTGCCGAGTCCTAGTTTTTTACCTATGCCGCCAAATAATGCCATTACATAACCTTATTGTGATACGCTCATTATACATTTTGCCTAAGAAACGGCAACTGTAACAGTTCCTACAGATCCCGTTGCTGTAACAGTGCCAGCATATATGTCTGTTTTTAACACCACTTTTAAAAAACCACCATCCGCAATGAAGATATCACCCTGCTGAAGCAAGTGGTTGTTTCCGTCAGTAGGCACTTCAGGAAAGTTAAGCTGTGGATTTTGTGCCTGTTTTAAGAAAATTTCCAAAGCTCTGACGAGGTCTGTTATGTACTTCGTGTCAACCTGTTGACCCGGAGTAGGCAGTCTTGGAAATGGAGTTACGTTAGTAGCCATTAGCGTTTACCATCCTCTCTGATGTCTACTCTTGGACTACCAAGTCTCCATCTGACACCCGCCGTGGCACAATCAACCTTTAGTGAGAATGCTCGACCTCGTAACCTGACATCAGCCTTGTTTGTAAACTGCTCAAAAGGCACCGTGGTCGAGGTTGCACTTCTATCCACCTGAGATAGCTCTGTCTGAAGGAAGTTGGCCCCTGGAAAGTTACTGGACTGCAACGTCAAGTTAACAGTCGGATCCGTTGTCGTTGATCCGTTAAAGGTAAAGTCAGGTATGACACGTCGTATGGATGTAAACTTGTCACCGTCGCCCATATCAATAGGACTTGATTCTAACCTCGATGGCATCACCGCTCCGTCATCTGTGTAACCCACCTCGTGATTAAACAAGTAGGTATCGGCTGCTCCGATTGGAAACTTTCGTATACCTCTGTCCAAAAAGGCTGTTCTGGTCAAGTCGCCATAGTACCAAGTGCCTTCAAGATAGTTAAATATCACATAGCGATCATTCTCACCTGTGCCACCATTTGCCAATGAGTTTGTATTAGAGGTGTAGAACCATATGATTTCACTAAACTCAGATATCACAGACGCATAAGTTTTATCAGTCTGATCAAAGTCAAAATCAAAAAACACACGCTCTCTTACAGTGCAAGGAAGCTGTTGTGTTTTACCGTCATAAACATAGAAATTCTGTCTGCCCATCCAGAAGATTGAGTCATCAACAGCAACAGCAGCATTTGGTCCCATTATGGTTGTGTTCGATGCTATGGGCTGTATACCAAAAGTAAATGGTGGCCCTATAAATTGCATGGAATGCATGGAACTGTCAGTGAATATAACTATCTCACGTTTGGTTTCTATTGCTCGAACGAACTCGGAACCAGAGCCTATTCTTAAATCTCCCGCTGTATTGGTGGCAGTTGGTGTCCAATCAGTGGCAGTTTCTTGTGAGGAAAATCTTATTAAAAGCGGATCTTGTTCTCCGGTATTTATGGTGTCTGCACCAAAAGCAATTACATGACGATCTACATCCGATACCATAACCTGTTTGCATATCGTAGGAGGGTTAAGTGCTCCAGGTATGTCAACAATATTCACCGCCCTCGTGGTAAGAGCATTGCTTTTGTCCCAGAGAAATATTCCAGCATCTCGAGGATTGATTAACAAATCCTCACCAAAGTTATCATGACTCCATATACGAAGTTGCGTTGAAACAGTTTGTGTCGCAGCAGATCCCCAGCCACCTCTACCCCAGGTGCCAGCACCCCAGCCCGTGCCACCAACGCCCGTATTTAGGCCAACATTTATTTGGTATACACCGGATCCGCTTGACCCACCATTACCACTGTCACTGGCATTTGCAGTAACCGTTGCTCCTGCTGTGTCCTTTGCAGTTATAGTGTAAGTGTTTGCAGTGACTATAGAATCTATTTGATATTCTTGATTCAAAACAGCAGCCGTAATATTACCACCCAAAGAAACAGCGCCGGATATGGTAACAAAATCGTTTTGAACCGCTTGGTGATTGGAATCAGTTACGGTAATACTGGAAGAGCCATTGGTTGCAGAAAATGTTACCGTGTTAGTTGATGTTTTTCTTATAGGGGTTACATCATAGAACTGTTGACCTTGCTCGATGTAATATTTTAACTCGGTCCCTAATCCTAAAAAATCAGAACCATCGAGAGCAACCCAGTTATGTAACGCTCTAACCGTGCCTAGATATCTCTCTTCACTGTATTTTTCCCATCCACCGATAACTTCTGGATACCCTTGTCTAAAGCGCACCT